CTATCTGATTCTGTAGTCCCTGCCTGTAGGCTTGAGGGCTGTCATCAGATATAAGCCACATTACAGGAGCCAGATTTTTATTACGCAACCTATTAAGACGATCACGCCAAGCAACTCTATTAACACTGCTCACCTCTTTGAACGAAGAGTCATAACTTCTAGCCATTACATCAGCGTGTGTATCACCATTAGCGTTTAACTTTTCTATAACTACATCACGCCAGTGGTTACTTGTTTCATCTGACAGCCAGTTTAATGTACTGTACTTATCTCTCTCTATTAGGAATGTAGACTTGTAGTCTGCATACAGATTAGAGTTTAGTCCAACTACCCCCAATGTAAGCATAAATGCCAATACCGCCACCGGGATTCCAATTCGTACCATCCGCATATCTTATATCACCATCTCTAGGTTTACCCCTATCAATTCCAGTTGTAGTATCTTTGGGGTCTTTGTTAGTTTGCTCTAATCGCATCACATCTAAGTTAAAGATAATATCCGACAATCTGTTTAGTTCGCTAAACAAGTAATCAGATAAGTTTTCATTGTTTACTGGAGCAGGGTTAGGTGTCCATCTGTTAACTGATTTAATATTTTTAACTGGATCATTAGCCATAACTTCTTAAACCTCTAAGTCCACGTTGCTGTACTTCAAATGCTACACCATGCAGTTTCCAATCTATGTCAGTAGTAGACTCTACTTTAATACCAAAGTATTTACCGCTTATACGACATGATACTTTAGATTGACTGTTAGGATTAAACTCTACTGGGCCTTCCCAAGTAATACCTTGTTCTGTACTTATTTGTCTACCGACATAAACATTAACAGTATTGTTTCCACTAACTTCGATCTGAGGATACACAGCAGATACAAACTTAACTGCTTGTGGGTCATTTAAGTCAAGACCTGTACGTTCTATATACGATACCATGTTAGTACCGTCTTTGGTGTTACCAAAACTATCACGAAATATCTTAGTATTAGTTACGTCACAGAATACTAAGTTCTTTTTAACATTGTCGTAGTTACGCTCACCCCAATGACCAGTTCCTAAATCCCACTCTTCTGTACTAGAATCCCAAGTGGCACCTGCTGTTATATCTATAATGCCATCATGTATGTAAGAAGTATCTGGTAAATCCCTGAATGAGAAAGTGTTGTCTTTCCAGTTCCATATAAGTGCTTTATCCACCACTTCACTGCCAGAACTAGGAAAACAAGCAAGCATTTCATTGCGAACATAGTCTGCGGCAACAAAACATTTCTGGTAGTTATCGCCAGACAAGTCTTCAAACATTGCTCTGCGTACTTTGTTAGGAAGTAAAGGTGTTACAGTCTGACCATTACATATGTAGCAATCACTGTTGCCAATAAAGAAATGACCACCATCAAACTCTTTGATAGCCTCTTTAGATAATGCGCCAACAGTAGGGCTAAGAAGTTTAAATGAGAATATGTAGGGGGTTCCCACATAGTTCATAATGTAAATAGAGTCTTCTTTATAGATTAAGAATGAATCACCTAGCGGTAATCCATCTACAATATCTCCGGGCGTATCAGATAGTTCGTACTCACCTGCATCTAGTGTAGCGTCAGTTTCATCCCATGTAGAAGGAGCCGCACCATAAGAGGCTTCAGTAGACCATTTAACTAATCGTGGTTCTGGATTAGCCCTGTTCCAATTAAGACCCACCAGAAATGTTCTAAATGATCTGATAGATTTGCAAGAGTAAGCAGAGTTAGGCCAGTTAGATAAAGCAATAAAAGGTGTTCCAGTGCTAGGTATCCCTGAAGATAAAGGCCACATCTGTGGCTCATCAAATCCGTTAGTAGCAACTACAAGACCATTAAGGTTAGTAGCAGTCCATCTTCTACTAGATGTATTAGCGCCGTACGCTCCAGAAGCCCTAGTTACATCAACCCATACAGTGCCAGTGTATACTGCTATAGCAGTAGCACCATAGGCTATCCAGTAATACAATCCTGATGATGTCAGGTATGGATGAATGTAGTAAGGAGCAAACGGACAAGTAGCCATCACTTCCTTGTAACCTGCGACTTTCTTTACGCCGTTATCAAGGAATCTTACATTGTTTCCGTCAGACCATGCACCCTGTGGAAGATTGTAAGGAGGTGTATCCTTAATTATTCCTATAGAGCCTACGTTTTCAAAAGGCACCAAGGGCATTATGCCTCCCTCTTAATCTTATGGAGATCTTTATTTAAATAATGTATTGCGTTCATAAGAGTATTAACATTGTCTTTAAATTTTCCAAGAGCGTTGTTACAGTTATTACAAAGAATTCCACGTATGTCTATATATTCCTCTACAGCGTGGTCATGGTCAAAAGCCAGACGCCTACCCTCACTATCTTCTGTCTTACCACAGATAGCACATCCACCACCTTGAGATTTTAAAAGAGCATCATAGTCTCTTGACTTCATGCCCCACTTCTGCCACATATTATGGTCATTCTCTACTTGTTTTTTGGAAAGGCAAGCGGAGCAGTTGTAATTATAGTTAGCCTTGTGAGACTTAGCCCAATTCTTACCTACCTCTAACTCTTCGCCACACTTGTTGCAGGTTTTTATATCAGGTATTAATGGCATTTATTCTGGTGGCGTAGGCCATGCAATATTAAAAGGATCAGACTGAGTTGTAATGTCTCTTAACTCTTGTCTGTAAACCTTCCATTGATCTCTTAAACTCTCTTCCATAATCTGGAACATATCCTAAAACTCTGTTATAATCAGGTTTGTCAGGTGGGTTGTTATATATAACGTATTTATCGTAGTTGTCCTCAGAAAATTCAAATTCATTGGCATCTATCATAAAACCATTATTAGGTGTTAATTGAATAAGACAATCACTAATAAATCCTGCTGATAAAATCATAACCATTCCTCTACAATAAATTCATACTGCCCATATGATGCCCAACCATCAGCAGGATATTGATCTTGTCCATATATTGCTATTGTTCTTGCTCCTGCACCAAGACCTGTAATCTCCCAAGTATGGCTACTCATTCCACGCATAACACTTTTTCCACCTGCATGACCACCCGCCCCTAAATCATCATCAAAATATTGCATTATTATCGCTCCAGAAGGGGTTACACCTGTTGCGGCGGCATCAACATACAAAGACACCAAGTTTGCTTCACTTGGGCTAGGCGTTGCAAAATCAGAAGCAACTTCACATACACATTTCCAAGTTACAGCAAGTTTAGATGAGGCATTTTGCTTTGTGTAAGATATAGACATATCAGTCAAGGTAGGTGTAGTCGCTCTAACAGTTGATGTGCTAGTGCCTGTATAAAACTGTCTGTTTAAAAGCGTGACACCGTTTGCTACAGCAGACACAACCTCCCAATCAGAGTCAGCAGTATTCCTAACCTTAACTAAATCAGTAGATGTATCAAACCAAAATTGTCCTGCTGATGTAGATGTGGGGGCTGTTGCTCCTGTATGAATACCGTTAATGGCTTCATATGCATTAGGAAATGTACCCTGTAAAACAGACTTAATTAATCTAAGGTGATCGTCACCCTGACTAATTGCATCTGTACCTGTAGGGTTAGTGTCTACCAACCCGCTAATAAAACTTGCGCTTTCTAATGCCATGCTTTAACCTTTAGGATATTTGTTTTTACTTTATTCATAATTTGCTTACCAATGTCGTGAGAGATGTAACGTCATCAGTCGCATCAATGTTTGTTTGAATCGTGGCGTATTTGTCTCTAATTGCTTGCCTTGATGCCTCTGCTTCGGTTGCGTTAGCGTCAGGAATCTGTTTCATAATGACTTCATCGTATGGTGCAAACTCTTCGGCACGTTTAGTTCTGCGCATTTCGTGAGCAATGCTTTTTGCTTTTTCAATATTGATTACAATCATTCGGCATATTCCCATGCGTTTCGGAATGTACGATTAGATGGAACGTCAGCCTCATCAATAATCTGATAAGCCTTGTCTTCAGGTACATCTTTGATCGCTAGTTCTTCAATCGTGTGTGTCTCTAGGTATTTAGCAGATGGAACAATTACTGCTACACCGCCGTTATTTGTTGGATAAATTATTCTTTTCATCGAATTATTCCTATGCAACTTTGAGGCCAATCGACAGCACCAAAATATCCCGCTGTTCCATAAGAATATCCTGTTGCAATCCTAATTGATCCTGTAGCGAATACTTCATTTGCAAGAAGTGGCCCACCTGTGGAACCGAATGTGATTGGATTTTGACCTGTTGACCCGACGACAGCGTAATTTACATCAGGCATTGCAGTCGTAAAGTTGATTGTGTAATCACCTGTTCCATTGTCTGTAATGCTACTTACATTTCCACTGTCACGAATAGCAACGGTTCCTGAGCCATTAAAGTTCACCCATGCCCTAACACCATACGCCGTAGCGGTTGAACCGTAGCCTGAGTTGAACTGAAGATTGTCACTTGCATCCACGTTTACGGTATCGTCTGTTGCCGATGCGTTAGATGCGTAAGCAGGTGAACCAAAGCCAGAACTGCTACCGTTATTTGTCAGGGTCACACCTGATGGGATCGTGAACGTATCGCCTGACGTTCCAAGCGTTACAGTTCCTGAACCTGTGCGGGGAGAGAGTTTGTCTGTTTTGACTTCACTCATTTTGGATGCGCCTCCTTGACGGCTTCGATTGCATCAAGCCAAGTGCGTGAGCCTTCTGTTTGATCGTGAAACATCATGTCAAGTTGCTCTTGCCAAGACGGATATGCTTCTGCTCTTGCTCTTGCGTATGCTTGTGCATCGTATTCGGCTTGCCACTCAGCATTCGCTGTTTCAATTTCTGCTTCAGTTGGTTGGCTTCTTTCTTTTGAATTCCATTTTTTAATGTAAACGCCGTCACCATCGTCTTGAAGCATGAAGTCAACATTCGGCGTGAAGCCTAATTTTTCTAATCCGTTTGAAGTAATCATTACGCCACCTTTATAATTGCCATAAAACAATCATCGCCTTCGTTGAGAAGGCTATCAGCATCCCAAGAGCCTCCAGTTGCCTCATTCCTTCCGTAGGCTTCAATGTAGTCAGTGCTTCCATTGCAATGAACAATGTCTTGGGCAAACCATCCAAATTCAAAACCTGCTCCACCATTATTGTTATAAGTGAATGCAGTAACAGTTCCGTTCTTTGCTATTCCAACGTGTATTGAGTTGCTTTGTGCCGTTCCTGTAAGAGAAAGCCTGACAATGACAAGGTAGTAACCAGACTCTTGTGGGGTGTACCTGTAATTTGTCGTATTGTCGTACCAACCTCTTGTGTCAAAATCGACGGTATCCATGTTAATTTTCATGACTGCATTTTTTGTTGCAGTCTGATCACTGCTCAACTTAACTCTGCAAGCGGCATATTCCCCAAACCCAGTTGCGGTTCCACTGTTTGCAATCGTTGCACCCGATGCAATGTCTAGAGTCGTGCCTGATGGGACTGTAAACGTGTCCCCTGAATCACCTAATGTGAAAGCCGTACCTGTGGCGGGGCTTATTTTATTTGCTTTAACCTCACTAGCCATCAATTAACTCCCATGATTGAGTTTCTTCGTTCCAAGTGTATTCATTGGAGTCAGCAGGATAAGGTACTGGAGCCTCCCAATTACAAGTATCTTCATTAAGAATCCAACTTGCAAAAGGCTTGGGGCTAATAAATGCGTCACGATCTTTATCGTAAGTAAACCCTATACCTGCAAAATTTTTTCTAATTGATCCGTTATAAGATGTTTCTAACCAGTCTCCCGGAGATGTGTCAACAAACTCATTAAAAAACTCTGGTTCTGCTACAATTACTTTATTAACAACACCATTAATTACTTTTGCAAAATGTGCCATATTTATTTCCTATACTGGGTAGCGAATAATAACAATACCAGAACCGCCTGATTTACCAAGTGTATCATACTTACCACCGCCACCTCCGCCTCCAGTATTAGCGGTTCCGTCAAGACCGTCAGGAGCGCTACCCGATTCTGCACCTCCTTCTCCACCACCACCTTGACCACCTGCTGATCTAGTAGAGGAAACGTTTGATCCACCACCGCCACCACCTGCATAGTATCCAGAGTCTCCAGTAGAAGTAGCGGTTGCCCAATCAGAGTAAGTATTTAAACCATCTCCTCCTGCACCTCCTACTCCACTGCTAGTGTTTGCCCCTACTTCAGAAGCACCACCACCTCCTCCTCCACAATAGTTTGTTGGCCCTGCTGTTCCACCTGCAAATCCTTGTCCAGATGTACCACTACCACCTGCTGAAGTAGAGCCATTATTGGCTTGATATTGACCACCGCCACCTGAACCACCGCTTCTTCCGGGATATTTATGATAATCGTTTACATTATGACCGCCTCCACCACCTCCACCAATTGCGGTGCTAGACCCAAATACAGAATTATTTCCATCTGCGCCAATTCCACTTCCTCCTGCCCCACCTGCACCAATTGTAACAGCGTAAGTTCCCGCAGAAACAGAAAAAGAAGAATTGTAAACAAGACCACCTGCTCCACCACCTCCGCCTCTCATCCTTCCACCTGCTCCACCACCTGCTACAACAATATATTCTGCTGTATTGTTTCCGCTTGTTACAGTAAAATTTCCTGATGTTGTAAATGTATGGTATTTAAAACCCCCAGATGAAACCTCAGTACCGCCAGATGCTATAAACTCCTCTGACGCTTTTGACCAAACAGTACCATAAACTCTTGTTTGTTTTAATGTAGTGTCAAAATACATATCTCCTTCTGACGGAGAAGTAGGGGCACTAGAAGCGGTTGGTATTTTAACTGAAGTACCACCAAGGCTTATATTTGTTCCGCTTTCTGGAGAAACACTGTTTACGTTGATAGCGCTCATACGATCACCCAAGTTGATCCGCTAGGAACAGTTACGGTTGCTCCCGAATCTACAGTCACTGGCCCTGCGCTTACAGCATTCTCATTTGTAGATATACTATAACTTGTGGTTACGTTTTGTTCATTTTCATAAAACACTTCGTCACCACCTGCACCTGTAGCGCCTGCGCTTACAACTCCCCAAGAAGTATCTGTACCGTCCGTAGTTAGATACTTGCCTGATTGACTTGATACGTTGGGAATAACAGCGGTAGTAGACGATGATGGAAAACTATTTTTAAGAACAGTCTTCAACATCCGAAGATGGTCATCACCCTCACCTACAGGATCACCATCTACAGGATTAGCCTGTACTAATTGTGTTATCCAGTTTGCAGATTCTAAAGCCATTATGCACTAGCCGCCGTTAATGTTACGGTAACCTCAAGAGTGTCACCAGAAATAACAGATCGTGCAGAACCAAAGTCAACAGCACCGTACAAAGTTCCCGACGTTCCTGACTTTGTATTGTCGCTAGTAATAAATGCTCCTGCAATAGTAGCCGTACCATTAATAGAGTAATTAGCCTTACTTGCAGAGTTATCAATACTACCTGCCGTCGCTGTACCTAATGTCAGAGTTTGTCTAACCGCTTGACTATAGTCAACATTCTCAGTCCACCCCGCATGAGATGACATAGTGTCACCTGCCGCCACAGTTCCTGAATTCTTTAACCCTATATACCATGCGGTAATTTGTGTAGCGCCATCAAATGTACTAGAAAGCACATGGTTAAGACCTTCCGTAACAACTAAGTTCTTTTTGGTTACGTCCCATTTTAAATTGCCTTCGGAGTCGAAACATTTTATGTTCCAAATGTTTTTAAGTCCTAAGTTCATATCGCTATCATGTTTCATGTGCAAGCCTCCATCGGCTTTAAAGTTATTAGTTTGGGTAATCAATTTTAGTCCATACAGAGGTTGGGTCTGTTTCTTCTGTCCAGATTGTATTCGGGTCTGTTACGTCTGACCAATTGTTATTAGGGTCTGGCACTGGGTTCCATAGCAAAGTATCACCGTTAGAATAGGTTATGGTTATACCCATTGCAGTTGTTTCTTCATGCTTAGTATTGTTTATGTAATTAGTAGCGATACTGTATACAGCATTTCCTACAGCAGTGTGGACACTTTCACTGGTTACATTTCCAGTGATATCAAACTGTACTGTTCCTGAAATAGTAAAGCCGCCAAAAGAACTATAGCCTTGATCTATACCGTAAGATATAGATTCTATAATATGGTGTTTAGTTTCTTTTCCTGCGGTTAAATTGACACCTAGACTTACTGCGGCAATATAGTCTACTCCAACTAATAAAACTAACCCATTGTTTATAGTAAATATAGATGTTTCTGTTTTAGCGGGAGTATTCCAATTAATACCTATGTTAGACCAATAGATAGGTGAACTGGCTTCAGCCCACGTTATAGGGGCTGTCATGGATACCCGCTAGTATTCATTACCCTCAGTGCAGAACCAGAGTGTCTATCCCTATTGTCTTGTTCTTGTAGGTCTGTAATAGCCTGTTGGAATGCTGTAGCCCATAACTGAACTCTAGGGTCATTCATAATAAAAGGTTCTGCTTCTAGCATAGCGCCATACAAATAGACATCAGGAGCGTTAGTAATAACCCAGTTAGTAGTTACGGTTCCGCTAAGATTTTCAAACCTTTCGTAGAACAACATTTCTATTGTCTGCACTGTATCTGGTGTTGGGCCTAACTGAAGTTCATTAGCAATAATAGTATAAAACTTGGGAGTGCCATTAGCAGAACCGCCATATAAGCGGTCAAATATTTCAGGTGTGACATATTGCATTGGGGTTACAGGAGATGTATTAATCTGTAGATTACGC